TAGTTTATTTTTCTTGATTTACTAATTTTACTAGGTTGTTAAGAAAAAAAGTCATATAATTGCGAAGAAATAGGAATAAATTATGGATGTAAGTAGTTTAAATGGTAAACACGAAGAAATGATACACAAATATGTGAAGTTTGTTCAAGGTACTGTATATACTGCTACTGAAGGGTATGAGAGTAGTAAATTCTTAGGTTTCAATGAGATAATAGCAAATATCATAACATACACTAATTCATTTAACAATATGTTGGTTTCATCCAACAGGAGGACTGAATGGGCTTATATGACTCCTAATTTAATGCTTTATGCTACTATTGGTTTCTTGGAGGGAGTGAAAAATGATGAAAACAGCGATTTAATTAATGAATTATCAGAAGATTTGTTTGAAACAACAGTAGATTTTGTAGGAGAAACAACAGATATACTAGATGATATTCAGCAAAAAGAAGAAATACAGAGAGAAATACTAACTAACCAAAAAACACAGAATGAGCATAACAATTAGCCTGAAAAGCCAAAATATAGAGAGAGATGTAGTAATTCCTGTTGAATGGAAAGATATATCTGTTAAGTATTGGGGGGAATTATCTACAATAATAAAGAAACATTATGAAAGAGCTTCTGAAGAATCAGGAGTAAAGAAAGATAAGACTCATGAACTTATTAGTGATAACTACATGTCAGTTTTAAATGATAGTGTAGAGCTTAATAACTCACAAATACTGAGAATGAATGCAGATATATTCTCATATATAACAGGATTAACAAAAGAAGAAGTTGATCTGATTGATGTGAGTCAAATTACAGAAGTTATAGGATGTATAAATACATTGACTAAGGAATACGAGCCTAAAGGAATGAAGTCATTTGAATTTGATGGAGAAACTTATAATTTCCCTTCTGAGTTTTTTAGAAAAGAAACTTATGGAGATTTTATTGAATCTACTCAATTAGAAATGTATATTACTGATATGGAGAACGGAAGGTATGATATTCTTCCTGAACAGATGGCGATACTATGCAGGAGAGCAGATGAGGAGTATGATGAAGAACTAATACCTGAAAAGGCAGATAAATTCAGAAAACTTACAATGGATATTATTTGGGAGTTCAGTTTTTTTTTGACTCATCAAAGCGAAAAATTAACGACACTTTTCCGTACATATTCGGAGAAAAAACTACAAGTACAGGAACTGTGAATACAACAGGATTATATAAAGCATATATAGCTCCATTTGGTTGGCTTAACAGTCTTTATATGTTAGCCGAGAAAGCTGTATTCAATATAAATGGTAAAAATGGTATAGATAGTGTAAAAGATACTAATCTTTATAATGTTATGACATACCTTAGTTGGGTAACAGCAAAAAACACATACGAGTCTAAGGTTCAAGAGAAAATTCACAATCCAAACAAAATAATGTAACATGGCAATAGTAAGATTAACAGATATAGTATCAACAATGAAGGATAAATGGACTTATGGAGATAAGTTCTTTGGATATACGGATGAATTTAACGATAATCATAATACTCAGTACCCTTCTTTACTTATAACTCCACCTGATTCAGTTTACCCTGAATTAACTCCTAGAAATGGTTGGGAGGAATACTCATTTGAGGTTTATTTTTCAGACTTATATAACAGAACAGCACAAAAAAACGAAAGTATAGAGCAGAGATGGGATAATCTTCAGGATTTAGCTAACGAGTGGCTAGATATGTTCCTCAAGACCTACATGAGGGGAGCTACAGGCAATGTATCAACTATAGCTTACTTAATGGATGGCAGTTTAGTTATTGAGAGAAAAAAAGAGGTTGCTAATGACCAACTTCTTCAATTAAAGATGAATTTTGGGTACAGAATCTTCAGTAAGTGCTTTGCACCTGTATCTAACTACCCAAATCAAATAAGTGGTTTAGCTTCTTGGTTAAGGGCAGATAGTAATGTTACATTTAGTATTCCTACTAAAAAAGTAAGTGCTATTGGAGATGGTTCAGGGAATGCTAATGGAGTAGCACAATTATCTTCAAGTGGACAACCATTAAGATATACTTATGGTGGGGGAGCTTCAGATAAAACAAGAATAAAGTTTAATGGGAGTACTGATGAATTAGAATCAGTTAATAATAGCCCTATAAATACTGACTTAACTGTATTTACAGTTGCACAAGCAACCCCCGTAACTCCTGCATTTGAAAATAAATATTCTACAAGATTTTTAGGATATACTGAATTTGTTACTTGTGGAAATCCTGCAGGAGGCTCAGGAGGTCAGCTTTTTTCATTTAATGATGGAGCAGGGACTGATAAACCATTTAGTCTTAATGTTTGGGCTAACAATGACCCTACACAACCATGGAGAGGGTGGCTAGAAAAATGGGAAGCTAATAATAAAGAATATTCTTTTAATCCGGGTTATTCAAATGGACAAATTGTGTTTAGAATTTTTGATAATGCAACAGGAGGACTTATACAGGCTAAAGTAACTCCTAGTCAGCAGAAAGGGGAATGGGAGTTATATACAGCTACTTATGATGGTAGTGGTACTGCTGCAGGAATGAGAATATATATAAATGGAGTAGAATCTCAAGATGCTCCTTCTACCGTTGGTACTTACAATAGTATGCAACAAACCACATCTAATCTTGACTTAGGTCAAGGTAACACCAATCCTTATGTTGGACTTTTAGATGAGTGTAGTGTTTACGATAAACAATTAAGTAATGCTGAGGTTATTGAGATTTATAATTCAAAAAATCCTAATGACTTAACAGCTTTAACATCTAGTTCTTCAAACCTTATTGGTTGGTGGAGAATGGGAGATGGTGCTGTATTCCCTACAATACCTGATGATAGTACAAATTCTAATGATGCAACTATGACAAATATGTCTGCTTCAAGTATAATAGATTTTTCTCCTAACTCAGAAGAAGGTTCATATTTTTCTTATGAATTTGGAAATGTAGAGTTATGTTTAGGGAGTTCTTCTGAGAGAATATATTGTCATGTAAATGATGGTGCAGGTGCTGCAGGAGAATGGAACGCTAGAAGAATATCTAATGGAGATAGTTCAAAATATCATATATCAACTATGAAGCTAGACTCAGCGACTGCTAATTTAAGCCTTCAGTATAATAATGCTGAAACTATGAGTAGCACTATGTCGGGTTACAACCCTTCACAAACATATAATTCTGCTAAATTTAAAATAGGAAGTGGAACGCATTTAGGATATTTAGATGGAAATATTCAAGAGATAATAATTTACAATAGAGCTTTAAGTACATCTGAAATCTCAAAGATACAAGATTACTTAAATAAAAAATATAAAATATATTAAGATATGGCAACAGCAATAAGAGGTACAGTAATATATGGTCAGCAACCAATATGGGGTTCAGGAGATGATATGTATAATCAACAGGAAAGTTTTAATGGTAATTATTTAGTATCAGCTAATATGCCTATTATTTATCAGGTAATATGGAAAACAACATCAGGTACTATAATAGATGAAATGTCAATACCTACTGCAGAAGGAGATGTTGTTAATGCTTTATTTAGAGTATTTGGAACTTCAAAATACCCTACTCCTACAGGATTGAACGCTAATTGGGATTTTATTGGAGAGATAAGAAAGTCTAGGGATATACCCAACAATAATATAGTAAATGGTACAATAGCTACAGGTCAAAGATTCACTATAGATATACAGAGAATGGTTGCAGACCAATTATCTTATTCGTTAGTCCCTATTGGTAAAGGTTCGTGGGAAACATCAGATTGGGGTGGAATGAATGGAGGAAAACAAAAGCAGGATAATGTTACAGAAGCTGTAAGTCCTTATAATGTTACTGCAAACGGATGTTATAGAACTATACAGGTTTATGTTGATTTTGAAGTTTTAGATGCTAATGGGGAATTAGTGTTAGCTTCTAATAACTTAGCTTCAGCAGATAAAATAAGGGTTATAAACAGCGTACCTTCTTTTAGTGAAAATCCATACTTAAATCAAATGAGAGTGTTAAATAGAAATGCTCCATCTGTAACAAGCAGAAGGAGGGCTATGACCAATTGTCCAAATTCTACAAGAATAGTAGACAGCGCTCCCGAATATATGCTTCCTTTAAACCCTACAAGTCAATCTTGTAATTTATACTTCTATGTTAAAGAAGCTTTAAACGGTTCTGATGACACAGATTTTTATAATCTGTACGAAGTTTATGGTCAAGCGTATAATAAAGATGGAAGCGTTGGAGCAAATTTTGTATTGGGTAGTAATTGGAACAATTCTGCAGGAACTGATATAATATGCTCGGATATATCTCATACTTTTCAATTACAAGGTGCAACTGCTTTTAAACACAACCAAAATCAGGTAGCTGTTCAGAATGTTGCTCCTGATTATATAAATTCACACGCTTACGCACCACAAAATTCTATTTATCCTTATTCAACTACAGTAACTCCAATAACAGCAAATACAAGTCATTATAGAGTTTATGTTAGAGGAAACTATAACACTAATGTAGGTAGCCCTAATGTATGGGAAGCTAAGAGGCATAGTTCTGTTTATTGGTTTTCTATAAATAGAGAAGATAATAGCAATTCAGATAAAAAAGAATTATTTCAACCAATTACATTTCATTGGCTTAACACAGCAGGAGGAATAGATACTTATATTGCTAGGAGGAATGTAGTTGAAGCTATAAGCTCAAATAAATCATTCATGGAAACTAAATTACCTAATAGATTTTTTATGCAAGATGATACAAGTGGAGGTACTGCTTTAGGTACAGGAGATTATTATAATGATGGAATGAGAGGTTGGAATACTTATCAAGGTGGTACAGAGGTTCTAAGTGTTGATGCGAAAATAAATGGTAGTGCATATACAGAACCATTAACTGCAGTAGAATCTAAATGGCTACGAGAAATCCTTCAATCCCCTAATGTTTGGATAGAAGAAAGGAGTGCATTTGTAGAGGAGGAGGACTATAGAGCTGATGCTGCCTATCATCTTCAGTCATTAAACACATATTTAAGACCTGATAAAACAATGTATAAACCTGTTATAATAACTAATTCAGAAGTTGTATCTTTAGACCAAGAAAAAGGATTAGTAATGTTTAATATAGAATATACAGAATCTCAAGGAGTTTTAACTCAAAGAAACTAATATGATTGATATACAGCTTTTAGATTACAAATATGATGATTTCTCTAATAATCAATTAAATTTTAGTCTTGCTACTAGCACTAGCACTTGGACTATACTTAATGATGGAGCTGCATCTATAACTACAGGAGGTTCTTCTGCTAGATTTATTACCCCTTGCACAGGAAATCTAATTGATGGTGCAGTATATGAAATATCAATGACTATTTCAAATAAGTCAGGAGCAGGAGATATAGGTATTTCTACTATTGGTTCAGCTACAACTGCAATTGGAGTTAGTAGTTCTATGCGTAGAGCAAGTAATGGTACAAATTCTGAGTTTTTTACTGCAGCAGGGAGTCAAGGTATTAGAATTTTTGCACAATCTTCTGCAGCAGGAACTATAACCTGTAGAGTAACCAAAAGAAATGGTATTAATTGGGATGAAAGTGTTATAGGTAGTTTAGATGTTGGAGATTCAGAGGATTTTCCTCTTGCATTGAGTTTTTCTATATCTGAAGCAAGGAATTTAGATTCAAGGACAGGAACATACAGTAAGACATTTAAAATACCTGCTACAAAGAACAATAATATAATTTTGAAATCTTCTTATGAAGAAGGGTCTTATTTGAGAACCAATTCAATATCAAATCAAAAACCATGCAGAATAATTGTTGATAGTAATCTATCTATAGTAGGATTGCTTCAGGTAACTCAAATAAGCAAGGCAAATGAACCTAAGTATTATTCTTGTGTTTTTTATGGAAATAATGTTAGTTGGGCTGCATCATTAGACAATAAACTATTAATGGATTTAAGTGTTAATAGTATTCAAGATGGAAGTGGTTGGGATAATCTTAATGGAAGAACAGGAAATTCAGGAATAGGACTTAAAGCTAATAGAGATAAAATAATAGAATCTTGGGATGCAGATAGTGCTACATCAAAGACTAATACTTCAGGAACTGTATCTGTAAACGATAATCCTATAACTTACCCTCAAGTAGGTTATGGAGCTACAAATGTAGGAGGTATATCAGGTTCTCTACAACTTCTTATGACTGCTTCTCAGATGTGGAATGGTATTGCAGCAAAGATTGGTTATGCAGGTCACTATAATAATGGAGTTAAAATGGAAACTCCAACACCTCAAATGAATTGGCGACCTGCTATATTTATTTATGATATTATGAAGCAAATATTTTTGCAAGAAGGGTATACTCTTGTTTCTAAATTTATGGAAGAAACGAGTGCATCAGGATTAAAAGCAAATTTTAAAAAACTAGTAATGCTTCTTCCTAATTTTCTCCACAACAATGTAAGTAAAAGAATTTCAGATAATAGTGTTTATATGTCATTTGATGGTAATGGTTATGTAGCAGAAAAAGGTTTTCTCTTAACTACTCCTGTGGGTCAAGGCGACCCTGAATGGAGTGCATCTACTATTGAGTGGAACGCAGGAGGAAATATGAATATTATTGATGATGGCTCTATGTATAGTACAGGTAGTGGATTTTTTACTATTAAAGAATATGGATTTTATGAGATAAGTGCAACGGATATTGGTGGTTGGTTAAATTCAATATGCGAAGGAACAAGTTCTGCATATGCATACCAAACAATTGGTTATGTTCAAATTAGAATTGAAGTACAAACAGCAGGGCAGTCTACAGCAACATCATGGGTGGATATTGGTAGAATGGATGGGTTTCCTCAAACAGCTTACCCTTATACTCAAACTTGTTCTGATCCCGGTGGACTACCTCCTGCTGCTGATAAATCTTTTAATTTTTCAGGGATTACACTAGATGATGTATGGCTTAATAAAGGAGATAGAGTTAGATTTAGATGTATGAAACAAGCAGAATGGGCAGATTCAAATATTCTTAATCCACCTACATCAGCAACTATAGGTTATGATTTGTCTATTTGGGGTGGTTCATCTCCAACAGGATATGGATCAGGTAATAGTTCATCTATTAATGGTCGTATAAGTATAATTCACAAGGGAGAGAGGGTTGAGTATGGGCAAACATTTGACTTGAAAAATGTTATAGATAACTCAAGCACTCAGATGGGTTTTTTGAAGGGAGTTATACACGCTTTTAATCTTCAGCTCACAACAGACGCAGTTTCAAAGATTGTTTATATGGAACCATTTGATGATTTCTATAGCAATCAAAATGAAGCTATAGATTGGACTTATAAGGTAGATTTATCTCGAATACAAGATGATAAATGGATTCAGTCTGAATTAAGTAGAGAGTTTATTTTTAAATATAAATCGGATTCTAATGATAAGGTAGTAGAAGCTCATGGAGATACTTATTGGGATGGAATACATGATGAACACCCTTACAGAGAATTTCTTAGCTCCGAGTTTAAAATAGGTACTACCTTATTTGAAAACCCATTCTTTGCAGGAAGTTATAGCTCTCAGGATGGAGAGAGTTATTATGGTACTAGGCTTGGAAATATGGCACCATTAACACCATATAGAGCTAATCTTTGGGGTCTTTGTGATACAGGAGCTATTCCAACTCCCGGAAGTTCCTGTAGACCTCCTTATGCTTATGACTTTATGCCTAGACTTCTTAATTATGTCAAAATGAGTGACTATGTTACTCCTCCTTCTCCTGAAAGATTTCAAACAAGGACTCAGTCTTGGGGATCTACTGAGCAGTTTTATTTAAAGCCCGGATTTACAGGTACTAATCAATATAAATTTCTTTGTGTAGCTTCTAGTTATGATTCGCTTACCGATTCTGTTAATCCTAGACAACCATTAACATATAATAGTCTTAATCAAGGTACTTTTGTGAGGGCTAATAATACAGTTACATCTCCCATTCCTTTTAAAGGATTATATCAAACTTACTATCAAAAAATGATAGAACAGGTTAAGTCAAATCCTAGAATTAAAACAGTATATATTAATCTTAAATTATCTGATATAAATACTTTAGATTTAAGAAGGTTAGTTTATATTGATGGGTATTATTACAGGATAAACAACATTATAGACTATAGACCAAATAATAATGAAGTCACTAAAGTTGAATTAGTTCTTTGGCAGGATTTGGGATTTCTGTCTGCTGACACATCATTTAATAATAATTAAAAATGGAACAAATAAATAGTAGAGGGCAAGCATTAGAAGATGGTTTAGATGTATTCATATCTGCACCATTCTTATCAGGAGAATATTCATCTTATGGTTCTTCGTTCATACCTTCAACGCTATCAGTTGAAAACATAGAAACCTCAACTGTTGCTTATGCTACAGAAGCTGTGGCGTTGGCTAATCTACCTACTTATAATGGTGGTTCAGGTTGGTTTAGATTTTCTTCAAATGGAAATTCACAAACCTCTGTTACCCCTCCAATATCAGTTGATAATATCATAAAGATTAGTTCAGCAGCTATAGAGGGAGTTTCTAGTGTTTCAGGAGTATTTCAAGAATTAAAACAATTATACAAAGGATCTGAATATTCTGCCACTATAAACTTACACCAAAACACAAAGATAGGAACTGTAAAGGTTTCAACAGTTTATAAATCCTCACGATTTCCTTATCCCTTACTCGAGTCAGAAATAAAATCTTATGAAATACCTTCAAGTGAATTAACTTTTAATTTTAAAGCTTACAGTACTGCAGATATTATTTGTATTACTTTTGAATCTACTGTTGATGGAAATTCAGTTGATATATCTTCAATTAGCGTTAAAGAAAAAAAAGAATATAAAATGCCTGTTGTTTCTGATATAATTTTAGTTGGAATTTCAAAGGTATTAAGGAGGAGGGGTAGTGCTACTATACCATTAGATAAAGGAGAGCCTCCTTATACTGATTAATGGATTTATTAAAAATAAAACAAGCCTTAGCTACAGAAAATAAGACAATTATTGATGCTTTAAAAAAAGAACTTACCCTTCAAAAGCATATAGGAAAAGGTACATTGAGAGATGGATTTTATTATAACATAGTAAATAGGACTGATTCAATTTCACTTCAAATTCTTAATGACACTCCTTATATGTGGTTAGTTAATGATGGAAAATCTACAGGTGTTAATGCTAGTTATAATGCTATAGACAATTGGACTTATGATAAGGAAAAAAATGGAGAGCTAACATTTGGTAGTGAACATGAAAGGGCTAATTTTGTAAGTAGTGTTAAGGAGAAACTAGAAGATGGATATTATACTGAAGGAGGTAAAGTAGTTGCAAAAAGAAGGTATTTCTTTATAGATTTTGCAAGAGAAAGTTGGAAGAAAAGTGGAGCAATTAAAAGGATAGAAGATTCAATAGTGAAAGATGTTCAAGGTATTGTAGATAAAGAATTAGTAAAGAAAGAAATTAAATTAACAATAGGTTAAAATAAATATATATGGCAAGTAAGGTAGCAATAGAGGTAGAAATCAAAAACATTAAGCAGGTTGCTGATTTAAAGAAATCATTAAAAGAATTAAGAAAAGAAACTAGCGATTATGAAAAAGAAATCGCTAACGGGAAGAAAGCTACCAAAGAATCTACAAAAGGATATATAGATTCTTCTAAAGCAATTAAAAATCAATCTAAGGATTTAAGAAATCTAAAGAAAGATTTAAGTGGTTCTACTAAAGCAACAAAAGCAGCCACTAAGTCATCTAATGGAATGGCAAAGCAGTTCATTAAAGGTGCTGCAGCTATTGGAATTGTAGTGGGTGCGTTTAGAATGGTAAGTAGAGCTTTAAGTGGAGTAGTGAATACATTTACAGAGTTTGAGTTTCAGATGGCTAAAGTTAAAGCAATAACAGGAGCTAGTGAACAGGAATTTAAAAAATTATCTCAAACAGCTCAAGATTTAGGTCGTACAACATTTTTTACTGCACAGCAAGTTGCTGAACTTCAAACTAATTTTGCTAAATTAGGATTTACAACAAGTGAAATATTAAATGCACAAGAAGCAACATTACTATTAGCTACTGCAACAGGTAGTGATTTAGCAAGGGCAGCAATCGTAGCAGGAGCAGCAGTTAGAGGTTTTGGATTACATGCTAGTGAAACTAACAGAGTGGTTGATGTAATGACACTTGCATTTAACTCATCTGCACTAGATATTGAGAAATGGCAAACATCTATGACTAAAGTTGCTCCTATTGCAGCAGGAATGAATATAGAGATAGAAGATACTGCAGCTATTATGGGTACTCTTACGGATGCAGGTATTGAAGCCTCTATTGCAGGTACATCTATGAGGAATATATTCTTAAAGATGAAAGATTCATCATCTGACTTATCTAAGTTTTTAGGATTTACAGTAAGGAGTTCTGATGATTTAGAGAAAGCTTTACTTAAATTAAATACTGCTAGTAGTGATACTCTAGATGGGCTTGTTAATATAAGACAAGTTGCTGCATTTAATGTAATGGTTAAAGGTAGTGCAAGAGTCATTCAATTAACAAAAGATTTAAAAGAAGCTGAAGGTGCAGCTAAAGAAGCAGCAAGTATTATTGGAGATACACTTCAGGGGGCTTTCTTAAGATTAACATCAGCAACGCAAGGTCTGTCTATAGAGCTTGTTGATAAACTAGGTAGTGGTTTGCAAGATTTTGTCAATAATATAGCTCTAGCTATTAATGCAATGACAAAAAATTCAGACAGTATTGTTAAAATGATTAAACTTCTAGTAGATGCTGTTAAATGGATAGGTCTTTATAAGTTAGGTACAATGGCTTATACAGGAGTTGCAATTATAGCCACTAATGCTACTAAACTTTTCAATAGACAGCTTATAATTACTAGAGCTAGTATGATAAGAACAGGTGTTGGTGCTTTAGTAGTGGGATTGGGTGTTCTAGCAGAAAAATTCTTTTTTGCTAGTGATGCAATGGGTGGTATGTCAAGTGGAATGGAAGCTTATAGAGGAGAGTTAGAACAAACTACAAAAGCACAAGATAAACTTAATAAAGCTCTTGGAGAAGGACTTCCAACATCATTAGACCAAATACAACCTGCTTTAGATAAAGCAGATAAATGGATAAAATCGTTTAGCAATAAAAAGACAGAAATAGAAGATGAATTTATAGGTAAGTGGACAAACTTACTTGGTAAAGACAAAGGTAAATGGGAGATGATGTTAGCAAAAGATGCAACTAGGGGAGGAACATTGGCCGGAGTATTCGAAGCAGAACGTGCAGCAGCAGCAAAAACGGTAAAAGATAGTGATGCAACAATTAAGGAGTTTGAAGATAAAAAGCTAAGGATTATAGCAAAGGAGGGTCAAATTAGAAGGGAAGCCCTAGAGAAAGCTTTTAAAGGCGAGAAAGAAGCTGAAGATATTAGATTTAGAGAATCAATAGAAGCAGAACAAAAAAAATACCTTAACAGTACAACAACAAAAGAAGAATTTGATAATAATCTTTTGAATGGAGAAATAACTCATCTTAGAAAAATGAGAAAAATAATGGTTAATTATTCAGAAGATATTAGTGCTATAGATAATAAGATTATGTCTTTAAGACTTAAAGGACAAGCTAAATTAAATTCAGAAGCAGAAGATAAAAAAAACCAAGACCTACAAAATACTATATCTCAGGAGAGAATAGATGTAATGAAAGATTATTTAGCAGGAACTAAAACACTAAAAGAGGCAGAGGTTGAATTAAGAAATGCAGCTATAAGTAGAGCTGAAGCCGAATTAGCTTTATTGCCTATTCTAGAAAGTAATTTACATATTCGTTTAGACCTTGAAACTAAGATTCAAAACCTTAAGATGAAAGGCATAAAAGAAGAAGATAAGAATAATAAAAAACAAGCTAAAAGTAGAGAGGAACATTTAAAAGATTTAGGGGATTTAGGAAGTGCATTGCAGGATGTTGCAGGAGAAAACAAAGCTTTAAATAGCGTTAAAAAAGCAGGAGAAGCTATCACTAAAGCAGCAGCATTAGCAGAAGCTTTATTTAATTTTGAAAAATCAATAGGAGTTATTATTGAAGGTAAGTCTACAGTAGCTAAATTACTTGGAGTAAAAGCTACAACAGCAAATATTGCAGCAACAACAACTGAAACTATGGTTGAAACTGTCGGTCTAGCTCCAAAAGCTACAAGTGTTATTTTAGGATCTGCTAAAGGGTTAGGGGCTTTCGGTATAATTGCTATGGTAGCTATGGCTGCTATGGTTATGAAGGTTATGAAGATGTTTGAAGATGGAGGTATAATTGATGATGGTAATAAATTTGCTAATGGAGGAATGGTTCATGGAGCAAGTCATGCGAATGGAGGAGTTAAGTTTGCAGTAGGTGGTAGAGTAAATGAATTAGAGGGTGGAGAAGCTGTTATAAATAAAAGAAGTACAGCAATGTTCAGAGGTCAATTATCATCTATGAATGAGGCAGGTGGAGGTGTTAAGTTTGCTGATGGTGGACTACTTAGTTCTCCTTCATTTACTGAAGCTAATTTTAACGCATCTAATCAATCTCAAATGTTAGGAGCTATGCAAGGTCAAAGAAAAGTAGTTGTCGTAGAAGCTGACATAACAGATAGCCAATCAACAGTTAGTGTAATTCAAAATAACGCAAGTTTTTAATAATTAAAAAAATAAACAAATGTTTGTTAGTAAAAAAGTAAAGAAAGATAGAATAGATGTCTGTAAAAAATGCGACTTTTACAGGAACTTCGCAATGCTGAAGTACCCTAAATGGACTAAGGGAGCAAGATGTGGTAAATGCAGTTGCTTCCTAGATGCTAAAACAACTCTCACTAAAGAGTATCTTGGAGAATGTCCTTTAGACAAATGGAAAGAATAATAATTAAATAATAATAAAATGGAAAACCCTATTGAAACTGTTGCATCAAAATTATCAGAAGAAGAAAAAGATTTAATTGTAAGTTTAAAGTCTGCTAATGATATTCAAATGAGGAATAATCTTTATAGCACTCCTACATTAAATGAGTTTTTTAGATTATGGGCTATACACTTTCCTAGTGTAAGACAAAGCATAAATTGTAAGGGATGTAGAAAAACTGTTATTAAGTTTTATAGTAGAGTTGCTGACTTTGTTTCTAACGAGAGAATTAAAAAAGAAATAGTACCTGAAACTGTCAAGGTTAAAAGCAAAAAAAAGAAGAAAGTTTTATCTAAAAAATAAACTATGGCTAAGAAGCAAAACACTATAGATGTGGTTGAAGAATACATGGATTTATTAAATGATGAGGTTACTTTAAGATTTATAGATCCTACATCTAAAGATACTATAAGGCATCTTATTGAGAAAGGAATTATAGCTCCAAAGATTCTTAGGAATTATATGATAATCTATGATTTTGACTGTATGCTTAGATTCAATGAAGGCAATAGAACTCATACTTTTATGGACTTATCTATCAAATATGATATATCTGAAAGACAGGCTCAGAGTGTGGTTTACAAGGAGAGGAGAAAGCAAAGTAAGTCAGAAAATATCACATATTAAAATTTGTTCCAAAAGTTGCGTAAGATTGTCATAACATAAATTTATTTTTGTTGCTATGAATGAAAATTGGTATAACATAAATTCAAAAGCATCTAAAGTAGTTGATGTTTATATTTTTGATGAGATAGGAATGGGTGGAGTTAATGCTCAAGGATTCATTGAAGAAATCAAATCTTTTAAGGACTCCCCAATGAATTTGCACATTAATTGTGTGGGTGGAGATGTATTTGATGGAATGGCTATCTACAATATTATAAAGAAAAGGACTGCAAAGACTACAGTTTACATTGAAGGCATTGCTGCTAGTATGGGTAGTGTTATTGCTTTAGCTGCTGATAATGTAGTTATGGCTGAGAACTCTTTATTTATGATCCACAACGCTTGGGGTGGAGCAATGGGAGAAGCTAAAGAAATGAAAAAAACAGCGAAGCTTTTAGATAAGATTAGTGGAGAGATTGCTGATATATATGTTAAAAAAACAAAATTACCTTATGACAAGGTAAAAGAAATGATGGATGAAGAAACTTGGTTAAATGCTGAAGAAGCATTAGAACTAGGATTTATTGATTCTATCTCGGATGCTATTAAAGTGGCAGCCAAATATGATGTTTCTAAGTTTAAAAATATAACAAACAAGGAAATTAAAAATAAATTGAGTATTAATATAAAAAGTAAAAAAATGACTGATGAGTTAAAAGCTTGGTTTAATGGGAAAGTTGAAGATATTATCGCTAGAGTAAAAAGTGAAAATGTTGATACTGATTCTAAATCAAATGTTGAGGTTACTATGTCGGATGAAGCTGAAATTTTAAATAAATTTTCAGATTTTGAAACAAAAGTAGCAGAAATTAGTGGGTCTGTAACTGAATTAGAAGGAGAAAAAGAAACTCTTACTATGGAAGTTGAAAGACTTAATGGTTTATTAAGTAAATCAAATGCAAAGGGAACTGAAATTTCTACAGATGGCGACCCTGCAGTAGTAGTAGAAAACAAAGTAGAAGGTAATGATACTAAATTTTGGAATGGAATTGTATCTAAAATGAATTTAAAATAAAATTAAAAAAATAAAATTATGGCAAATATAGCACAAAATGGTCTTGGTGCAGCGTACAATGGTACTTACGCATCAAAAATCTTATTAGAACCAATGTTCCATTCAGATGATATAATGAGAAATTATACTATCTATCCAAATGTAAAGTACAAGCAAAATATTTTAATGGCACCATCTTTAAAGAGTATTACAGCTCTTAATGAAGGTTGTGGAGCCAATACTAATTGTTTAGGTACTACATTTGAAGTAACACAAAAAACTATAACAGTTGAAAATGTTTCTGTAAAGCAAGTTCAATGTTGGAAGGAGTTTAAAGACCAAGTTATAGTAGAGTCTTATAAGAATGGCATCAATATGCCTGACTTAACAGGGACTCAGTTAGCTCAAGTTATTATTGATAGAGTAAGAACAGGTATTCAGTCTGATATGGTACGAAATATGTGGGCAGGAATGGCATCAGGAGCAGGAATACCTGCAGTAGCAGACTGTACTTATACTTCTATGGGAGCAGGTCTTTGGGACTTACTTGCTGCAGATAATAACTTTGCAGGTGCAAATAAATTAGCTACAGTAAAAGGAACAGTATTAGGAGCAGCACAAATAACTGCAGCTTACGAAACAGTTGGAGGTACTATCAATATTGTAGATGTTGCTAAATTATTAGACAAAGCTTTTGCAGGCGCACCTGCTGAATTACAGCAAGTAGCTGCAGGAGAAAAAAGAATGTTTGTTACACCAAATATTTACAATGCTTACTACGCTTCTTTAACTTTAGTAGCTCAAACAGGAGCAGTTGATTACGGACATTCAGAAGCTCAAGCAGGAAAATCAAGATTATTCTTTAGAGGAGTAGAAGTTGTTGCTATGTATGAGTGGGACACAGCTTTAACGGTAAGAACAGGAGCAGATTTACCTGCTATCTTTACAGTACAGGATTCAGCAGCAGCAGCAGTAAACACTAAGCAAGGAGTTATCTATACAGCTACAGCTAATTTATTTATTGGTACAGATGTTACTGCACCTGAGAATGAGTTAAAAATGTTCTATGATGAGTCAGATGAAGAAATGAAAATTCGTTCTTACTTCACAATGGGCTTCCAATACGGATGGACTAATTTGATTTACGGAGTAACATTAACAGCGTAATTTAACAGTAAATAGGGTGGGAGAAATTCCACCCTAAATACTTTTATTAATTTTAAAAAATAAAATAAAATGGCAATAACAAAAGGAATTAATATAGAATGTTCTGATATGATTGGTGCAGGTGGGATCAGAAATGTTCTTATCAGAACTTGGAAAACTGATGATATAGTATTATATGGTAATACCAATATAACTCACGAAATAACAAGTATTAAGAATAGTACTAATAATGCTGAGTGGTTTAATTATGAGTTTAAGCAAGAATTACCTTCGTTAACCGTTACTGCAGCAAGAGAAAATGGCTCTACCTCTTATGAGTGTAGTTTAAACTTTATGATGCCTGAGATGGATAATCCTAAGGCAGCAGGATTACAAGCCCTTATGGACACTTGTATGATGGTAATAGCTGTTGGTAACAATGGAAAAGCTTATGTTTTAGGAGTAAGTCAGAAGTATAGTAATGAAAAGGCTATGCTTCGTAATCAAACTTATGCTAGTATGACAGGAGCTGAAGGTGCTACAGGAGCAGGAATAAATGATGATAATGGTTGGACTGTAACAATGGGATGTAAGCAATGGGAAGCTCCTAGACTTTATACAGGTACTTTAGCATTATACACTAATACAGGTTCAGGAACAGGAACATCTACTACAACATAATAATTAATAATTAAAAAATAAAATAAAATGGCAATAGCAGATGGAATGGCAATTAATTGTTCTGACTTACAAGCAGTAGGGGGAACAAGATGGATAGCAGTAAGGAAGTTTGAAGGTACAGATGTAGTTACCTTTGACAATACTTTACACACTATTATAGATATAGAGCAACCTGCAAACACAGCTGCAGTTTGGGGTGTATTTGAAACTAGAATTGAATCTTCTTCTTTAACAATATCAGGTACTAACGAGGGTAAAGAATTTTCAACTTACGAGTGTACTTTATCTTGGTTTATTCCGGGATTAACAACAGTACAATTTCAATCATTATATGATTTTGATGGAGCTTGTTTAATGGCTCTAATTGTAGATAATAATGATACAACTTCAGGAACGACACCACCTAGTTCAAATCAACTTCACAATAAGGTAATAGGGGTTTCAGGAACTTTATCAAATCAGGACAGTACAGTAGCATTACCTGAAGATACTAATCCTCAGAGAACTCAGCAATGGTGTAGACTTCAGTCAGTTGAAGGTGGTACAGGATCAGCTTTCTCTGATGAGATTGGTGTTACGGTAACTCTTGTTGCTAGGCAATTTGAAATACCTAGAGCTTATACGGGTTCTATAACTCTTGGAACTACAGGTTTAACTTTGGAAACAGATTCATAAATTATATATAAGGAGGTGTTAGTTAATAACACTTCCTTATTAATATCTTTTACATTATGTGTGATTGTAATACAGAAAAAAGTTTAATTTTGATAAATATATATACGGAAATGGCAGAATACAAAGTAAATGACAAAGCTCCTAAAGGATTAGTTCTTTCAGGAAGGGATAAGGAAAGTCTTGGTAAGGAGTTTGTAGATTTTAGAGGAGAAATGAGTCAAGCTCAGTTAGCTTACGCTTATGAAGAATTAAATATGACTGATTATATAGATAAAACTGATAAAGTAAATGAAAAAGCAACAACCAACAAATCAACAACCAAAAAAGCAGCAACAACAATTACGAAAAACTCAGAAGAAGAATAACACTTTTGAGTTCGGAGTATTTGATTTAACAGTTCCACCTAGTATTACTGAAGTAAAAGACCTTAAATCGCTTAATAACGATTGGGTTCCTTTTGGAGATGATAATCTATTTCCTCAGTATTTAGCAGAATTAAAGAGAAAGTCCTCTACACATAGAAGTGTATTGGCTCAAAAGACTGTGTTTACAAGTGGAGCTAAATTTGTTTGTGAGAACGAATCCCTAAGAGAATTTATTGAGGATGTTAATGCTGATAAAGAATCTTTAAGAGATGTATTTAAGAAATTAGCAGATGATTACTATACTTTTGGTAATGCTTATATGGAGTGCGTTATATATGATGGAGGTGTAAATCTTTACCATTTAGATGCAACTACTGTAAGAATGTCTAAGACTAAGAAAGAGGTTTATGTAAACCCTGATTGGTGTAAGTATTGGAATCAAGATAAAAAAATAAAAAGACTACCTATATACCCTAGAGTAGCACATAACAAGTTTGTAATTCACTTTAAGGATTACGAGCCTACATTTAACTTTTACGGACTTCCTGATTATGTAGCAGCACTAGAGCATATCTGTGTTGATTACGAAATTGGAAAATGGAATCACACTAAATTCTTAAACGGATTTCAGCCTTCAGCTATCGTTGAGATTAGTGGAGATATGGGAGAGGAGGAAGCTCAGAAAATGGTTCACGAAGCTCAAAAGAAGTTTGTAGGAGAAGGAAATAATGGGAAGATATTGTTTATAGTAAAGAATGGAGATACATCTCCTGCCAATGTTCAAATCATTAAAGATGATCAAGAGGGTAGTTGGATTGATTTACAACAAATTACCGACCAAAATATTATAACTGCTAATAGATGGCAGCCATCACTTTCAGGTATTGTTAGCTCAGGTAAAATGAACAACACAGGAAGTGAAATTAGAATAGCTTACGACTTAGTAATGACTACAGTAATTAGAGATACTTCTGAGTTATTATTAAATGGTATCAGAACAGTTCTTTACAATGAGTTAGGCTATGACCCTAAAGACTTAAAGATTCATTATGAGCCACCAATCTCTTATTCTAATGATGTAGACATAAAACAAGTTTTAACTATAAACGAACAAAGAAGATTGATAGATGAGGATTTACCAATGCTAGAAGATGGAGATATGTTTGTTGCAGACAGAGAGGTTATAGTGGTTGAAAAAGATGATGATGGAGATGGAGAGGTAGAAAGAAAAGAAATAACAGTAGAACAATAAGATATGGGTAACACTAAACAATATAAAACGCTAGTAAGTGCAGGAGAAGTAATTGATAAAACCTTCACTAACAAGAATACAGACCCTGTATTAGTTTCAGAGAACACTATTGTATTGTCTGAGTTAGCTCATATCAGACCTTTACTAGGAGAAAAGTTTTATGCAGAATTAAAACTTCAACATGATACAGGAACTTTAAGTGTTAATAATCAGGCGTTTATGACTTATTACCTAGAAGATACCTTGTCTTGGTTTGTTAGGTTTGAGGTTGTTAATGATATTATGAGTAATATATCATCTAGTGGAGTAGTTAATAATATAGATGAGTTCTCAAGAATAATAAGTCAAGATACGTATAATACATTCAAGCAAGACACATATAGAAAGGCAGATATATTTGCTAACGATATGATGGACTTTTTGAATGGTACTGACCAAACAGGACTATACCCTACATTTGCTAGTAATAGACCTAAGAGTATGAGTGATACATATAAGAATCATGGAATGATATTCTATGATAGTATATATGGTTATAATGGTGTTGATGGTTGTTATAGCTGTGGAAATCCTTATGTAAGGGGTAAATCAAATTGTAATTGTTAAAATAATATAATATGGCTGCAAACGAACACAAAAATTTACTAGATGTTAATAGGCATAATCCTTTAGGATATGAACGAGCTGCTAATGAAACGGTACTTTCTAAAGGAGAAGGGTCAAGTTATGCTGCTAGAGATGGACAATTACAATGGGCATCTAGGTCTACTATGGGCGTAACTAATCACAAGATGCAGGGATATACTACAGGAAATGCAAATTACAAATACGGAGAGGATATAGCAGATACTAGGTCGCCTTTTGAGATGTCTGTTAGTTACGGAAGTTCTACTGTTAGTGAAGGAAGTATTCTTCCTGCAGAGCTTTTCAGAATTGGTCAATCTTGTACGATACCTGAAGTTTCTTCAGTTACTTCTATTGATGGTTGGATTACTTCTAATTCAACAAATTCTATTGTAATTGCTATATGTAAGGTTACTCCTGTTACAGAAGTTACTACTGCAGTAGTCCCTATTGTAATTGATGAGATTACTGTAGTTGGAGGTGGTAATAATAATAACCTTATCAGGATTAATGACTCGACCATAGCTACAGCATCATTAGCAGAGGGAGATATTATATTTCCAATGATAAAGGAGTCTAGTGGAGAAGCAGGTTCAACAATATTTATGAACCTATCTATTCAGACTACAACATTCTAATGACCACAAAGGAAGAAATAATGTCAATGAAAAAAGATATAGGCTCTATTAATAGTAAAATGAACAGTATAGATTCAAAGCTAGATATGCTAACTGAGAAACTGTTAAATCCTGATACAGGGGTTACAGCTAGGGTTAATAGAAATACAGCAATGAGAAAGGTTTTGGTAAAGGCTATGTGGGTTATATATAGTATAACTTTAGGTGCTTTAATAAAGCTATTCACATCATAATGGCAAAAGACAGAAGCTATTACGATATTCAAAGAAATCAATCTCCACCTAGAACAGTAAAATATTTTAATTTATCTGAGTTTGATAGTCCTGATGATATTGGTTCAGGGGATAATATGGATATTAATTTTGTTAGAAAATTAGATGAAGCTAGAGAAATAGCAGGTATTCCATTTAAAGTAAATTCCGGATATAGAACTCCCTTTCATAATAGTATGGTTGGTGGGGTTAAAAGTTCATCTCACATGAATATACCTTGTTGTGCTGTGGATATTAAAGCAGATGACAGTAAAACTAGATTCCTTATAATGTCAGCAGCTATAAAAGTTGGCATAAATCGCATTGGAATAGGAAAGAATTTCCTACATTTGGACACAGATAAAACGAAAAGTCAAGATGTTACTTGGCATTATTATTAATTTAAAAAAAAAAGATGAAAAAGTTTTTAGAAAAATACCTTATCGGTAAAATGATTAAATCCAAAAAGTTTTGGTATATGATTAGTTCTGTAGTAGTACCTGCTTTAGTAACATACTTAGGAGTAGATACTGAAACTGCTACTCAATTATTTCAAGCATTGCTTGTTTTAATATTAGGTCAAGGAATTGCAGATATTAAGAAATAAATCATTACATTTGCATTACCTTTATGAGTGTTTTCATTGTGGTAATAGTTAGTAGTTAAGAGTGAGGGGTTAATAACTTCTCACTTTTTTTTTGTATCTATAGTAATTTTTATTAAATTTGAATATGAGAAAATTAGGAAAAAGACTAAGATTATCATCTGATGAGGTTGAATTAATCAATGAATCAAGAGGAGAAAATTTACAAAATATTAATGGTAATACTGCTTTAGACCTACACTTACAGGACAGAGGTATAGATAAAAAAAATGTAGTAAGCGTTAAACATTGGCAGAATATGGGAGGGGATTTACGCTTTTCTATAGTAACTAAAGAGCAATCTGCTATTGAACAAACAGATTTATTAGAAGATGTTAAAGCTCTTATAGATAATCACGCACCTACTTACCCTAAAATCAAAAGAGTAAAGGGGGATAATTTATTGATCATAAATCCTGCTGATATTCATATTGGAAAACTAGCAGTTGCTTCAGAAACAGGAGAAGATTATAATACAGAGATAGCCTGTGCTAGAGTATTAGAAGGCATTGAAGGTCTTATAAGCAAATCTCAAGGATTTAATGTTGATAGGGTATTATTCTGTATTGGTAATGACATACTACATACAGATGGCGTTCTTTCTACAACTACTAGAGGTACATATCAGGACACAGATAAGAAATGGTGGCAACATTATGAGATAGCATTAGAGCTTTATGTTAAATGTGTTGAGATTCTTAGACAAGTTGCACCTGTAGATGTTGTTCATTCAATGTCTAATCACGACTTCCAAAGTGGATTCCATTTAGCTCACGCATTACAATCTTGGTTTAGAAAAGCTGATGATGTTTCTTTTGACATATCAGTTGCTAATCGTAAGTATTACAAGTATGGCTCTAATCTTATAGGTTTAGAACATGGAGATGGTGCTAAGATGGATTTACTTCCTATGTTAATGGCTAATGAGAAGCCAAAAGAATGGTCAGAAACAAGTCATAGATATTGGTATCTACATCACATACATCATAAAGTTAAGTATAAGTGGTTAGATGGAAAAGACTTTATAGGTTGTACTGTTGAGTATATGCGTAGTCCTTCTGCTGCTGATAGTTGGCACGCAGGTAAAGGATTCATTTCATCTCCTGCAGTTGAAGGATTTATTCATTCAAAAAGCTCAGGTCAGATAGCAAGACTAGTTCACTACTTTTAAAAGAATTAAACCCTTTACAAGCCCTTTATAAACCCTTAACTAATGGTGTTCTATACCATTAAAGATAAAGCTAAAGCTAAAGTTAAAGCTAAGGTTAAAGATAAAGACTAGGTTAAATATCAACTTTTCTAATATTATTTTAAAGAAACATTGTAAATAGTTTGGTAGGTTAATAAATTAATTGTTTATTTGCACAGAAATTAACTATTAACTAAAACACAATTTAAAATGGGAAAGATGAAAGAACAGTACATCCAAATGCAAGAAGAAATGCAATATAACTTAGAACCAAAAGAGAGTATTAACCAAATCAATAATAAAGTGAAAAAAGTAAATGTAGAAGAAGCAACTATGGTAAAAGAAACCAAACAAGAAACATTAAAAAGATTATTCCTAGAGAATGGCTTAATTAAGGATGATGTTTATAAAGACCCTAGAGGTTTTGCGACTATCAAAAGAGAAGGAATTGATAAGATTGTTGCTAAACAAAACATTCAAGTAGCATACGAGCCTATAAAAATGATAAGAGAGATTGACCCTGAAACCAAAAAAATAACAGTTTGGGTAGTTGTAAAGGTTATTGCTAGTATGAGAACAGGAACAGGAGAGCATGATGTTAGAAATGTAATGACTTTTGGAGAAGCAAGTGATGACAACTTAATTGGAGGTGGTAAGAAATTTCCTGTTGCTATGGCAGAAAAAAGAGGTATGAGTAGAGCTGTTCTAAAAATTTGTGGACTGTATGCACAAGGAGTGAAGGGTCAAGATGAAATGGATAACTAATGAGTGATTGGATGGATGAGGTTCTTGATGGAAAACCATTGGAAGCAGAGATGTGGAAGATAGGATATATTGAGAACCTCGTACACCGAACATCTATTTCTACATCAGAACAGAACGAGATACTTAATTCTTTAATAGATATGACAGACTTAGAAGCAGATAAAATTATTAAGTATATAAAAGAAAATGAAGTTCACTCCGACCCAAAACATCAGTATGAAGCAATGAGAAAAAATGGAATGTTTAACGAAAAACAATATTAAAATGAATAATGATTACGATAAAGTAAGAACTTCAAGAAACGAACTTGAAGCAATCCTCAGAATAAGAGGTATATCAAAACAAAGATTTGGAAGAATATTAAATATTAAAGGCTCAACCATTGAAAAATATTTAGATAACCCATATCACTTAAGGTACTACCAAATGCAAAGACTTGCACAATTTTTAAATGTAGATGTAAAAGATATTATTGACATAATAGAAGTTGATTTAAAAGGAGAGGTTATTGTGGTAGAAGGAGAGGAAGGCTATAAAGGTGTAGATCAAATGATTAAAGAGAGAAAAGATGAAGCGTAATTATTCATTTGAACTTACTAAAGAAAGAGATGATAAAATCAAATCTGAGATATGCAGAAGGTATGATGTAAGTTGGATTAGTATAGAGTCTAAGAGTAGAGTAAGACTTGTAGTAGATGCTAGGAGAATGTATTGTGGAATATTAAGAAATACATTTGGAATTACATATACTCTAATAGCAAAGATACTTAACAAGAATCATGCTACAATACTTCATAATGTAAATCAACACAACAACTTTATAAAAATATTAAAATCTTATAGGTTAAACTTTGAAGAAATTGAAGCTATGCTTATAGAGGATGATAATTACTATATACACGAGATAGTAAACATAGAGAGAAAGATTGATGAGTTGTATAAAAAGCTTGATGATTTGTTGGAAAAGAAAGAGCAGTATAAGAGTAAATTAATTAATAAATAAAAAGTAAAAAAATGGCAGAAAAAAATTATGTAGTAAGTAGTATTAAGAAAGTAACTACGCAGTATGGAGATTTATTTAATGCAAACTTTAAGATGGATGAGTTGCAGAAAATCGCTAAAAGAGGTTGGGTAAACATTACAATAGCAGAAAGGAGAGAGCCTTCAGAAAAAGGAGCAACACATTATGCTTATGAGAATACTTACGAACCACCAAAGGAAACAACTTCAGATAAAGTTAAACAAGAAGATGACTTACCTTTTTAAATAATATAGGGGGAATTAACTACTCCCCCTTATATTCTAACTATTAACTAATTAAAGAAAACACAATGGCAAAAAGAATGACAGACTCAGACAAATGGAAGAAAGGTTTCATAAGAGGACTAGTTCCTAAGTATAAACTGTTTTGGCTATACATATTAGATGATTGTACCCATGCAGGAATATGGGAAACTGATTTTGAGGTAGCATCAATAAGAATAGGAAGTAAGATAACTGAAGCTGAAGCTGTTACTGTAATGGCTAGTCAGATAAAGATATTTGATGGAGGAAACAAATGGTTTATTCCAAGCTTTATTGACTTTCAATATGTAAATCTAAATGAAAATTCAAGAGTTCATCAGTCAGTTATAAAAGCATTAGACAAGTATGATGTATATAACATTGAAGGTATTAGCCCTGTTGATGTAGCAGGACTTCCTAACGAGATAAAGAAGCCTATTATAAAGCGATTTAAGGAACCTACAGTAGAAGAAGTACATGAATACTGCAATGAGAGAAAAAACAAGGTCTGTGCTGATACTTTTGTAGACTTCTATGCGAGTAAAGGTTGGATGATAGGTAAAGGAAAGATGAAGGATTGGAGAGCTTGTGTTAGGACTTGGGAGAAAAATACAATTAAAGACAAGTCAGGCAGAAAACAATTAGCTAATAAAGATTATAATAAATTTTAAAATGGACTATAAAAAAATAGACAATATTGAAATAGATGGAATAGATACTAAAGACTATCCTGACTTCTGTGATGCATACATATCAAGTGCCGACTATGATGGTGTTCCAATGACTGCTAAGCAGTTAGATCAACTTAATGAAGATGGAGATTATGTTTATGGACATATAATGGATTACTTACAATAATGAAGTTTGAAAACAAAGAAAATAAGTTAAGGGAACAAGAAACCCTTAAAATATTTAGTAATCATTTTGGATTGACATTTGCTAAACATCCTGAGTATGCTCATATAGATGCAGCACTTTATAATAACGGAAGTCTTATAGGATTTGCAGAAGTAAAAGGAGTTCATAAAAGCATAGAGGATTCTAATGATGTTATAGTTTCAATGAGGAAGATAGTAAGAGGTCAAATGCTACAAGTACAGAGTAATTTACCTGTAGCTATTTTATGGGCATTTGATGATGCTATTGTCTATGAGAGAATAAACAACTTAAAAGGAATCTTTTATTATGGTGGTAGAAAAGTAAGAGAAGGAAGTACATTTGATCAAGAACAACTTGTTAAAGTATTAATCAAAAATCTAATTAGAATTAAATCATGAGAACACTAGAGGAAACATTAAAGAACGCAACTCACATTCACATTAGGGATTACAAAAGATATTCCTTTGGTAGCAAGGAGGAATGTAAAGCATTATTCATTGAAGCGTTTATGTTAGTGGATAAAACAATTAAAGAATACGAGCATCTACCTGAGTATGATAATGTTATAGATTGGTTGTCAGATACAGATGGTAAGGGATTGTTCTTGATAGGAAACTGTGGTAGAGGTAAGTCTATAATACTTACAGGAGTTATACCATTGATATTCAATGCTAGGATAGGTAAGATACTAAAGCCTATTCCTGCTAGGAAGTTACATACAGTTACAGAATACAAAACTCCGTTCATTGTAATTGATGATATTGGCACAGAAGAAATTGTAAATAACTATGGGACTAAGATAGATGCAGTAGAAAATGCAATATTTGAGGCTGAAGATGATTTAAAATTACTATTATTGACATCTAATTTGGATGCGAGTTCTATTAAGGAGAGGTACGGAGATAGAATATATGATAGAATAAGAAGATTGTGCAAGGTAGTTTTTATGAAGGGAGATAGTTTAAGAAAATAAAAAACAATAATAATATGAAATGTCCAAAATGCGAACAAGAACTAATATGGGGTGGAGATAATGACTATGAAGATTATGGAAGGGAAGGAGATGGTATAGTTTCTAACAGCACCTGCTTTAATGAAGAATGTGATGTTGAATCAGTAATAATATATACAGAACACTCAGGAAATAACTAATAATAAATATAGGGTAAGACCTAAAAGCTTTTAATTTTTCAGACCTGAGTAGTAGAGGGGGGGTGTGGTTACCTCCCCAATACAATTAACTAAAATAGTAATAATGAATATAATAGTAATATGGCCGAACTAGAAAGAACATACAAAACAATTAAGTGGATATTGAAAGACAATATCAAAAAGAATGTAAGGTCTTTATGGACTTGGAAAGATGATAACTTTACAATGATATATGAGAATTATTCAGGCGAGGATAGAATATATACCTCAAGCCAATTACTAAAAATCTTAACAAAATGATATTATTAATAGGATGTGTTATAGTTTTTATAATTTCTATGCTTATATTTATGAGTATTATTGAGGGAATAATAAGGAGCAAAAGAAATGAAAAGATTATATGGAGGATGGATCAAATGGATAAAAGGGATAGAGTTGTTACACGAACAGGAGGACTAGAAAATGATAGATTAAATGAAAGACAATAAAATTGAAGATTGGAAAGATGTAGTAGTTAGTGATAAGGATAACAAGTGGGGGGTTAATCCTAAGATGAAACTAACTAAAGAGGAGTTAGGATTATGGGACAAAAGAGTTCCAAGTTACTATAAAGGAAAGAACGGGTATGAAGCTAGAAAGGTTTGTGATAACTTTGACTTACCTTACCACCTTGCCACAGCCACTACCTACATCTTGAGAGCTTATCATAAGCACGACACACCTATTGACTGCCTTACCAAAGCTATAGCTCACTTAGAGTTCGAGTTAGAGAAAATTAAAGAATAGCTATATGGAAGAAAATATAATTGAAAGATTAAAGCTAACTGAACAAGAGGTGCTAACTGTTGTTAGTGAGTGGTATCAGAACGGAATGTATAAGGATATATTGCAGGATGAAAATGGCAATGAGCTTTGCGAAATAACTCAAGACAGATTAAAAGAAATTAATGTCTAGCCCTATCTATAGGGTTATGATAGAGTATGGTTATCGCAAGAAAGGTTCGGCAATGCACTATAAGTTCAAAAGAATTGATACATTTGTCTTAACTGATAACATTGAGATGATTAAGAAGGATGCTAATATTAATGCAAGAATCATAAGGCAGTTAAAATCAGGGAATAAAGAAATGGACATCATGTTCAAGAGCATCTATGTTGAAGGTCAATATGGAAATACTAATTATTAAATAAACAATATATGGAAATCATACTGTTTGTAGTTGTACTGTTCTATTGCATCTACCTCAACCTAAGACTAAGAGAAGCTCAGGAAGAAATCATTGAACTCGGATTAGATAATGCAGAGTTAGAAATCAAAGTCTACAATAAGATGATGGAGATTCGTAGAGAAATCAAGCAATCAATTAAAAAAACTAAAGTTGAGAAATCAAGAAGAAGAAGTACAAAAAAGCGTAATCACTTACCTAAAGCTTAAGTACCCTAAAGTAATGTACTGTGCTTCTTTAGGAGGTATCAGGACATCATTTAAACAAGCTGTGAAGGCTAAGGCTACAGGTTATGTAAAAGGCTTCCCTGACCTACAAATCTGTTTCCCTATGGAGAGG